CCACCAATAAAGTTCCAACAGGCATTGTAGGCAAGAGTACCAGAGCCACCGTCCTGCATTAGCAGAATACTACCAACCTGTCCTACTCTTGCGTTGGTAGGCCGTGCCAGTGTATGTGCAGCAGTAACAGATGTAAAGAAGTTCTGTGCTATACCGAAGTTAAGTGATACAGATGCTACACCATTGATTGCAGTAGTATGTACAGCAGCAGCCCCTGACTTAGTTAATTGTAGTTGTCCTTCCAGAGAAGTATTACCAGATACTCGTACTGTACCAAGGAAACCACTGTTACCTGTAATCGTAGCTGTACCTGTAATATGTGCAGTACCTTCTAAAGATGTAGCACCACTTACTCTAACACTTCCTAGAAAACCACTGTTACCTGTAATGGTAGTGGCACCTGTTACTTTGAGTGTACCTACTAGCTGACTATTACCTGATACACAAACATCATCATTAAACTCTGCCTTACCTCCAACAACCAGAGCAGCCTCAAGAGAAGTTGCTCCACTTACTCGTACTGTACCTAAGAAGCCAGTATTACCAGTAATTGTAACAGTGCTGAGAAGATTAGTTGCTCCACCTACGCTTAGTGTAGAAGCAAGTGATACTGCTCCAGCAACAGTAAGCGTACTATTAAGATCAACTGCACCCTCAAGAGAGGTTGCTCCAGCAACTCTTAATGTACCTCCAAGTACAGTATTACCGCCTACTGATGCAGCAGCTTTTAAATGTGTTGCTCCTTCAACAGTTACAGTAGAAGCAAAGTTTGCTGCCCCACCTACGCTTAGTGTAGAAGCAAGTGATACTGCTCCTGCCACAGTAAGTGTACTGTTAAGATCAACCGCACCCTCCAGTGATGTTGCTCCTGCAACTCTCAGTGTGCCTCCAAGAACAGTATTACCACTTACAGAGACATCATCCTTAAATGTTCCTATTCCAACAACTGTTACAGTAGAAGCAAAGTTAGCCGCACCTCCAACTGATAGTGTGGAGGCAAGAGATACTGCACCTGTAATACTAAGTGTACCACCTATTGATACATTACCACCAACTGCCAGATTACCACTGACAGAGACATTACCATCATAAGTAATACCTCCAGCAGCAAAGAGTGTCCCACCAACTGATACATTACCAGCTATGTCCATATTACCACTGACAGATACATTACTTTTAAATGTACCGGCACCTACTACTGTTACAGTAGAGGCAAAATTAGACGCACCTCCTACACTCAGTGTAGATGCAAGGCTTACTGCCCCAGCTACTGTTACTGTACCACCAAGATTAGTATTACCACTTACAGAGACATCATCCTTAAATGTGCCTATTCCAACAACTGTAACTGTGGATGCAAACGTAGCCGCACCAGCAACAGATACTGTACTTTGTAGATGAGCAGCACCTACCACGGTAACAGTGCTGGCAAAGTTTGCAGCACCTACAACAGAAACTATTGCACCAAGTCTGGTATTACCAACAACTGTTACTGTGCTTAGGAAGTTAGAGGCACCTCCAACACTCAGTGTAGATGCAAGACTTACTGCTCCGCCAACTGTGACTGTGCCAAGCAATCTGGTATTACCGCTAACTGATACATCATCTTTAAATGTAGCCGCACCAACCACAGTAACTGTTGACTGAAAACTACCAGCACCTACCACATTAGATGTACCACTTACAGAGATATTGCCACCTATGTTAACAAAGCCTGATACAGAAATGTTTGTTGCAATACCAAGTTGGGCTTCTACATTAGTTAGATTTCTACCATCTCCATAATAGAATGCAGCCGTTACATTACCAACTACATTTATATTTCCACTTACTGACACATCAGTAGCAAAGTTTGCAATCCCTCCTACACAAACAGAAGAAGCAACATCAAGGCGACCACTGACTGATACATCATTATCAAACTCTGTTTTAGAGGTAAAGGTGGCAGCACCAGCTACATTGAATGTACCACCAACTGTTACATTGTTTTTCAGAGCTGCTGTATTTTCTATCGTAACTGTAGATTTAAAAGTAGCTGCACCAACTGCTGTTACAGTGCTTTGTAGTTGGGTTGCGCCTGACACAGTAACCGTACTGGCAAACTGTGCAGCGCCTCCAACTGATAGACTTGACTGTAGGTGTGCAGCACCAACAACTGTGACAATGCCGCCTACATAAAGGTTACTACCCACTATAGCATTGCTTACTGATATATTACCAGCAATCGTAGCAGTAACACCACTAAGGTTTGAACCATCTCCAAAGAAAGAACTTGCACATACTTTGTCATCTACATGAAGATTTCCATCCAGAGATACAGCACCGCCTACACCCAACGCACCAGTAATCTGTACAGCATTGGTTGCAACTTTCAGGGCAGTATTAACACCATCTCCTGTTTGAACAGGTTTAAGAGAAGTGTTTACACCAGTATTACTTGTAGAAGAACTAACAAGTATAATCTGCTTATATGTATTTGATATTAGTTGGCTTGTTAAATCGCTCATATTAGATTCCAATACTTATCTGTTGATCCCCATGCCGTACTGGCCTGACTCCATGTAAGATTACGCCCACCATCGTCAGGACGAGGATTAAGAATTGCTGGGTTATCTCTTACATCAGGTATCTTATTTTGTGGGTGATTTTTTAAATCAAACTGTCCTTCAAAATCTTGTGGGCATACCAGCATTCCGTAACTATTCATTTGCATTATACGATGCGGATACACAAATCCACATGTATCGCACATTGCTAATGCGTTTCTAGTACTTGCCACTATACGTACCTTAATTTTGGACGAATAAACATAGAAACTCTTTCTCTATCTTCTTCCATTGCTCTCATAAGAAGCTCTTCATAGTTTGCCTTTAACATCATAATTCTGTTCTCAGGCACAAGAGGACGTTTCATTGACATATAATAAGCAAGACCACACGTAAGACAGGGTAAAAATCTTTTAGGTAAGTCTGCATTCTGTATTGCAGATTTATTTACATCCTGAAGTTCAGAAATAATTTCCATCTTCAGAACATCTGTAGCATTATCAGGAAGCGGCCAAACAGACATGACAGGATTATCACGTTCTCTACGTATAGAGTATTGACTAGGACGACCTGTTTGTGTCTTGTTAGGAATAAGAAGATATTCTTCAGGAGTAATACGCTGAAGTTGAATGTCTGTGCTATCTCTGTTAAGAACAACTTCCAAAGCATCTATAGTAGAAGACGCAAGAGAATAAGTTGCAGTACTGGCAGCTACAGTTACACTGGAAACAGAAGTACTCCATAGGAGAACACCTCTGTTCTGCCAATCTTTAAGCATAAGATTAATTGATCTACGTGCAGAAGCTGGCTCATGACCAAGCGTATCCTCACCACCAATCATTTCTGTAGCTTCTTGTATAACCTCATCTATGTCAAGGTTAAAATCATATGTGCCTGAGACTGCCATTAAGCTCTATACCTTTTTGTTTTTCGTGCTATCTTTTTGGGCTGCTTCACGTACTGATTCCCGGCAGCAGTCCCCTTTCTCTTTGCTTTTGTGGTCGCTGCATATTCCTTTGTTGAAAGAGACGCTATAGCTGCTTTTGGTAAATAACGCTCCCCAGTTTTCCCAGATGGTTTTCCTGACTTTGTTTTCCATTTTTGCTTTGTCCATTTTGAAAGTTTATTAGTAGCTTTTTTCTTACCGCTATATGTTCCGCCAGAATCTTTGTAATACTTAACGGCAAGCTGCATAGCACGGGCAGAATGTTTACCGCCCATCTTGCGCTTTGCTTTAGCTTTAGCAGCGGCCCACTTCTTTGGATCACGCTTAGTAGCTGTGCCGCCTTTTTTACGCAGAATCATTAACGACCTACTTTTTTCATTGCTTTCTTGTGAGAAGCACCAAAAGTTTTGCCATTCTTCATGGAAGTTTTCATACTAGACATGTGTTTCTTAGTATGATGCTTTGAATGTTTTTTTAGTGTTGTCTTCTGTCTCTGAGTTAATTTTTTAGGTGCCATTAACATCTCCATCTTTTGCGAGCTTGCCTAAGTCTGCTATTAGGATTCTTAGCAGCCTTTGGAAACTTCTTCATTTGTCCAG